TAGGCGTAACAGTTATTATTCCCAATGCCAGTCTTGGTCCCCCACCTTCTATTTGTAAATTTACTTTCAGAACCACTGAGAGGTGGTCCCTTCATTTGTAATTGATACAGAAAAAAAATATCCACATGTAATAAATGATTCAGGAAGTTACCAAAGCTGAAACCAGATCCGATGCGCTCACCGAGTTTCTCATGTTCGTACTCGTCGTGCTGATTAGCACCTTCCTCCTTCGCCTCGTGTGGAACCGTTCCCTCGTGAAGCATATCACCGTGCTCAAGCCCATCAACACCATGCTTGATGCCTTCACACTCTCCCTCGGTCTGGCCGTCGTCCGTGGTATTTAAACTTCACTGTACCCAACGGTCTTTTCACCTTCAGGGCTCACCAGGGTGGGGTAGCCATTCATCCCCTTACAGTCTTCCTTGTCGCAATCGACAAAGGTGTGGGGTTTCCCATTTTTCTTCATGTAGTCTAACTGCTTCCGAGTCCAACCGCAACCCATGGTCCCGAAAACAGCCCACTTCTTGCCGTCCTCTACGGGCGCCTGACTAGTTTGCATGAGAATTATGACATCAATGATCGCGAGGAGGATGAGAGCAAACATATTTTATTATAGGTAAATATTAAAATGCCATCAACTGTACTTTCTATGGGAAACAAAAATGTCACGCTCAAATACACCAGGAAAATGCCCCGTGGTGAAGTTGAACGGATGAAATCATTCGTCACTAAGGATGGGGTGAAGCTCACCAAAACGCCAAAGTTTAAGATACTCTCTGAAATTGATGAGGGTACGAAGAGGGTTTTTAAGGTTGACAAATCTTCTTTTTGAGTGCATTGACTCCATCTTTATCTAGTTTATTTACGAACTTATTAATGTACCTATTAACTTCCTTCTTTGGTGTGGGGGTCTTAGCCTTGGGTGCGACCGTCTGAATTTTAGGAACTGGACCCGTCCTCCTTCGAGCTGGACCGGCTTTGGATTTAGCTTTATTAGCCGCAAGTATAGCTGCAATCCTTTTAATCTTCTCTTTCCTTTCAGCTGTTGAAGGTTTGGCACTGGGCGTCTTAGTCTTGACATTGGGAAGAGTCTTAGGCTTAGTCTTAGGCTTAGGCTTAGGGGCGATCATTTTGAGAGTTTCATCGAGAGTCTTTGATCCATTTGGTCTGTCCGCATCAGTTAAGAATGGGTGAGTCAAAATAGTCTTGAAGGAGGGAAGGTATTGCTTAAGGAGATTGGGGCGTGGAGGTGTGAGCAAAGACCCATCTACGGTATATTTCCCGTTAAACTCGAGGAACTCTTTGTCGGGTATGAGTTGATCAATGAAATTTTTTATTTCTCGCTCCTTACCATCCGCAGGATATTTCACTTTACGATAAATGGCATACAAGAACTTGTGAATATCATAGTAAATCGTACCTGGACGATCCTTATATATACCCACATACTCGTATCCACCATCGGCAGTTTCTGGATTTGGCATACGACTGGACCAGTAAGATAGACCAAAATCAATTATATGAGCAGTCACACCAGCGTTTGTACGCTTATACTGTTTGATATTCGGACCACCGGTGTCAACTTTCCAAGTGTATTGGGTGGTGAGGTCTTTTGGATTAACCATCACGTTACCTCCATGTAAATCACGGTGACGGAAGTCTGGGTATTTTTGGTTAATTCGGTAAAGATTATTAAAAACCTGTACGATTACAGACTTTATCGCACCAAGAGATGGATTAGTTTTCCACCACGAATTAAAGGACATACCATTAAGAAGTTCCATGTAAATAATATCCTTAGGTTTGGTGCGTCGTGTTGGTGTGATGACCCTTCCGTCATTGCGTATTTTTTGGGGTGTTTTATTTTGGATGGGGCACTTCTTAAAGAGATACACCTCTGGAACTGCAAACTCCTTTAATTTCTGGGCAACCTTGAATTCAAACTCGAAGGCGCCAGGAACACTCTTCGATGTATCTATCTCCTTGTACGCGACATAGCGACGACCGTTATCGTTAATACTTCCACGGTACGTCTTACCAAACTTACCTTCACTTAGTGTCATACCCTTTCCCGTACGCAGGGTTGGTGAGTTGTAAGCAGGAACTTTCAAAAAGTGTTCTGGGATACAAGCCTTCTCACCTCTGAGTAACTTCTTTAGATTACTCTCAATGTTAGACATACTTATTGGTAAGAAGTTATTTTCAACTTACCAAGAAGGAATTGGATTTTTTTTTGATTTTTGGGACTTAGACATCAACATCCTCATCGAGATCTTCCTCAACATCAATGTCCTCTTCGGGAAGGTCGAGTCCCTGGAAGGCGAAGGAGGGAAGCTTAGCAGACTGCTCGAGGAGGGTCTGCTGAAGGCGGATAGTCACGCCAAACTTGTTATCGATGAACCAGATCTGGTTGAAATCGACGATGGCGACGCACTTCTGCCCCTTCTCGATGGTGTCAAGAGCCACTGGTTCCTTCTTCATCGTGTAGGCCTCTGGAACAAAAGTTCCATCAGCCTTTGTAAGGATCTTGAGCTTGATGGTAGATGGATACTGCTCCTTACCGGGGCGAACCATGGGCTTGTAGAGTGCCTCCTTGAGGACAGCGACGTTAAACTCCTTACCGAGCCACTCCTTAGAGTTGGCGGCAACAGTATTGACGATGATATCATCGAGCTCCTTGAGTTTGTTGTGGAGCTCCATCGCCTCGGCGTTGTCGGGGTCGAAGGATAGATCGAGAGAGTAGGACGTGCGCCCGGTGCCCTCATCAGTAAAGTTACTCAGTCCATACGGAGAACGCATGAAAGGGAACTGAACGTAGAGCTTCTTGTTGTCGCCAGTGTTGAGATAGACGGCTTTACCTCCATTCTTGTTTTTACGAAGTTTCGAAAATTGCACAGCGGCGGGAGAGAAATCGGAAGAGCGTTGGATAGTGAGCGACATTGTTGGTTGGTTATATCTATAGTAGGAACTTTGACTTTAAGTAAGTTTTTTTGTTGACATATTCTAAAAGTATTATGGGTTTCTTTAAAGATTGTGGATGTGGCTGTAATGGCGAAAAGCAACAGGAGAAGTTTATGATTTCGGTCATTTCCGGTCTCACCTTCTTCATCGTTGCGAATCCCGAGACCTTCCGTCTCGTCAGGCGAGTTCTGGGACCCAGGATCGCCACCCCCACGGGGTGCCCCTCTACGATGGGTCTCCTCGTGCACACACTCGTCTTCATCCTCGTCGTGTGGGGCATGATGAACATCAAGAAGGAGGGTACCACCACCAAGAACGGTGGTAGGTGTGGGAAGAAGGTTGTCGTCGAACCCCCAGTCCCAATGGTGGAGGCTCCAGATGCTGAGCCCGGTTTCGCCGAACCCCAGATTGAGCTTACGGATACAGGTGGTAATCTCGCCCCAATGGCTATCAATTCTGATGGAGCTCTTTTCTAGATTAAAAATCTTCGTCAAATCCAATATCATCCGAGGTGTCATCCATCTTCCCGTAGTCCCCGACCCTCTTCTCGAAGAAGTTGGTCTTCCCATCAAGGCTAATATTCTCCATGAAGTCGAAGGGATTCTTGGAACCCCAGATTGGGGGTTGTCCAATTTGCTTCAAGAGACGGTCGGAAACGTACTCGATATATTCGGACATCTTCTCGGAGTTCATCCCTATGAGATTGCAGGGGAGGGCATCCAAGATGAAGCCTTTTTCAATTTCCACAGCCTCTCTAACGATGGCGTGAATCGTCTCTGTGGAGGGTTTGTTACGTAGGAGCTTGAAGAGTTCAACAGCAAACTCCTGGTGGAGACCTTCATCCCTGGAAATGAGTTCATTTGAGAAGCACAGCCCGGGCATCAGTCCCCGCTTCTTGAGCCAGTAGATGGCACAGAAACTCCCAGAGAAGAAGATCCCCTCGACACAGGCGAACGCGAAGAGGCGTTCAGCGAAGGTTCGGGACTTGGTATCGAACCATTTTAGAGCCCAGTTGGCTTTACGCTTTATACAGGGGACGGTTTGTATAGCTTCGAAGAGGTGTTTTTTTTCAGTAGAATCTTTGATGTATTTGTCTATGAGTTTAGAGTACGTCTCCCCATGGACCATTTCATTATGGCATTGGTATGCATAGAATGAACGAGCCTCGGAGATTTGTACCTCATCGGCGAAATTGTTATTGATATTCTCAAAAACAATTCCATCGGAGCCAGCGAAGAACGCCAGGATATACTTGATGAATTTTCGCTCATTGTCATTTAAATTTTTCCAGTCTTCCATGTCACTGGATAGATCTACCTCTTCCGCTGTCCAGTTGGACATTTGAGCCTTCTTGTAGAGTTCCCAGAGCTCGGGATATTTCAGGGGGAAGACAGTAAATCTATCGAGTGTTGGTGCTAGTATGGGTTCATATTCATCTTCAATGTATTCCTGGTATTCAAAGTAGTTTCCGATATGACGTCCGTCAATAAATATTTGAGGGTAAGAATCGACACTACCACCGCATAATTTTTTTAGTTCCTCCTTTTCTATTAAAATTTTTTCGTATTCGAGACCCTCCGCCTCACTGAGGGTCACCGCGTGGTCGCAGTACTGGCATCCTTCCTTCGAATAAATAATAACTTTCATCTGTGATATTATCCCTGATATTTTTTTGGTAGAAAACTCTAAGCATGATTGTGCCAACTGAAATAAACGAAAACGATATCGTAAAACTACTTGTCAATGAAGACGGAATTGAAGACCAAATGTACGGGGTGGTTGGAATGAATACTGGCCTGACCCTCGGGGTCCGGTACCTCAACCCCACTGAACTTATTTACAAGTCTGCATGTGTCTATAAATTAGATGACGGAGCCCTGTCCCCCGCTCCTTTTGAGAGTTTGATGGAGCATCACCCAAGTGGTACGACGTTCAAGGACTTGGAGATGAAAGATTTGGGGGATGACATGTTCGCCTACTATTCTGAGATTGACGTTGAGGATACAGACAGTGATATTTACGACGAGGGGGAATCTGGTTCCGATCTCGATGGATTTATCGTCTCCGATACTGAAATTGGGGGACAGGACATCAATCCACCCCCAGGACATGAGAGTATCGATAAAGAATGGGAGGGGTGGAAGCCCTCAACATCTGGTGGTAAGAGCTTCAAGGAAACTGTTGATATGATTGAAATGCACGTGAAAAGCCTAAGTCTGTAATGCGTTTGTTGAAAATTTAAAAAAGGTTGTCACATTCAAAACAATGCTGGCAACTATATGGTCTGAATTAGACGCTCTATTACCTAAAAAAAAAGAAGAAAAGCCAGTGAATATAAATATATGTCGAGAATGTTCAGGAACTAAAATTTTTTCGAGAGAGGGATTACCCACGTGTTCTGAATGTGGTCTCGTGGATTCATATTTTGTCGATGATACGGCTGAATGGACGAGTGGGATGAATGACGATGGGAAGGTGAATGATCCATCGAGATGTGGGAATCCCAACGCAAATCCTGAGCTATTCTCTCAGAATTGGGGTAAGGGGACGATCATTTCTACACAACGGGGTTCTAGCTACGAAACCAAGCGGATAGCGAAGATTAATTTTCACATGTCTATGAATCACAAGGATCGCTCACTTTTCCACGCGTACAAGGATATAGATGAGGCGTGTCATTCACTCCCGGATTCGGTTTTGAAAGATGCAAAGATGTTTTACAGAAAGTTCAATGATGAAAAGCTCACGAGGGGGGCGGTACGTTTGGGGATGAAGGCGAACTGTGTGCTTTACGCATGCAGACTCGCCAAGCACCCGCGAACAACGAAGGAAATTGCGGATATGTTTGGTATTCAATCTAAGGATGTTAGTCGTACGACGCAGTTATTCAAAGACACTATAGCAGGTATGACTGAAAAGAATTACGTGACGAAGGCGTTTGATGTGTTGCAGCGTCTTTTGAATTCCTTCACGGTGTCCAAAGAAGAGCGTCTAAAATGTATCAAGATGTGTAACGCCACCGAGGATTGTGTGGATCTAATGAGCAAAACACCAAATAGTGTAGCTTCTACAATAATTTACATGGTATTGAATCCCAATGTAACAAAAAATGAAATGTGTGAGAAGTGTTCGGTGTCTGTACCGACGCTAAATAAAATAGAAACCATCATAAAAAAGCACTTAGAGTTTAAAAATGTATCATAGTATATGACTAAACTTTTTCTTTCAACGCCATGCTATGGTGGTTTATGTTTAGAGAAGTATATGACTAGTATCATCAAGCTTCAAATACTTTTAATAAAAGAGGGTATTCAATTGTATCTCGATACTACAGAAAATGAGTCACTCGTCCATCGCGCCCGTAATGTATCCGTTGGTCGTTTCATGCAAAAAACAGATTGTGAATACTTCATGTTCATCGACGCCGACATCCACTTCGATCCCGAGTCCGTCGTTCGTCTCGTAAAGTCGGGGCACGATCTCTCTGTGGCGTGCTATCCCAAGAAGGTTGTGATGTGGGATCAGGCTGCCGATGCCATCAAGAGGGGTGATGAACGCGACATGTCCATGTTGTCTTCGAGTCTCGTAATCAACTTTGGTGCCCAAAATCGTCCCATCACCAATGGATTTATTGAGATCCTCGATGGACCTACGGGTTTCATGGTCATAAAGCGCTCGGTCTTCAAGACCCTAGAGGAGAAGTTCCCGGAGCTTTGGTGTAAAAACGATCACCAAAATAGGGATTTTGATGACTATCATGCGGCATTTGACTGTATGATTGACCCGAATACCCGTAGATATCTTTCAGAGGACTATGCGTTTTGTCGTCGTTGGCAGCAAGCTGATGGTAAGATTTACGCGGATGTAAATACAACTTTGGGTCATGTAGGAAATTTACCATTTGGTGGTTGTATGAATGATAGGCTTAAGGGTTAGACTTCTATGATAGTCATGAACTTGGCTACCATTTTAGTTACCCGATCCAAATCATGCCATGTGAAAACACTTCACGGGATTCTCCGTCTCAATATAAAGTGTCTTCAAAAAAATATCAACAATCAGATTGTTTACGTAAATGATGATCCATTTGAGAAGGCTGATGTCATTCAGAAGTGTATGAAAACCCACGATCGAATTATTTTTATTGATTTTGGTATCGGTGTAGATACTGATTCCATCGATCAATGTTTCGAGAAACATGAAAACGTGGGGTGTCTCGTGTTCCCAGGTGTGATGGAGGGTGTAGATTGGGATATTTTCAAGAAGAAGATCAAAGAAAATTCTACAGAACCCGTATCACAGATGGGTCTCCATTTTGATACAGAACTTGGAATGAAGATTTCGAATGATATTTACCGGGTAACCTCTACGAATGCCCGTGCATGGATGATGAACACGAAGAACGTCATCAAGAACATCAAGGAAAAGAAGACGGGGTCATGGAAAATTCACCCCAAAATGTTTGAGAAATTTAAAGAAAAAAATGTACGAATCTATGCATTTACAGCAGCTAAGTTGATCATGACTTATACACATGAATGTGTCAGTAATATACTGAACGCAGCTGGTGTGAAAGTAAATTAAAGTTTTCGTTACAAACTAAAATATGTCCACCGGAATGTTTATAAAGTTAGACACACCACTTTACAAACACGTCGTTAATTTTATCCACACCTGCTGGAAGAGTAAGGATTACTTTCCGGGACCCCAACCTATATCGATTGAGCGACGACACTTTCCCATCCTCAAAGGTGCCGAATACCTGGTATGTGAAAAGACGGATGGTGAGAGGTATATGATGGTTGCTCTCACGTTTGAGGGTAAAAGGAAGTGTCTATTTGTCAATCGATCATTCAACATGTTTGAGGTTCCAATCAATCTGAAAAAGGTGGCTTACGAGGGGACCATTCTTGATGGGGAGCTTTACGAGAATACACTCATGGTCTATGATGCGGTTTTCGCCAATGGGGAGCCCGTGTGGGATTTAAATTTACTATTGAGACTGGAGGCGTGTAAGGTGGTTACAGGTTCTGTCATTTACATGAAACAGGACATGTACCGTCTCAAGGTCAAGACGTTTCACCGAATGGCGGACTATACCACTTTTTTGGATGTATATCTCCCAACGGTGACCCAACGAATTGATGGTCTCGTTTTCACTCCTGTGAATGAACCCGTTAAGATAGGGACACACGAGACGATGTTTAAGTGGAAACCCAAAGAGAAGAACACGGTGGATTTTCTCATGAAGAAGGAACCTTCATGGGAAGTACCTGGCACGGTTGGGGGTCCTCTAGCTTGGAGACTCTATGTACAGGAAAGGGGGAAGTTGGTGTTTGAATCCGAAGTTAGTATGGACTTGATGAATGAACCATGGTTCGAGGAGGGGGCTATCGTTGAGTGTGATTTTGTGGATGATGGGAGGCGCATGTGGTGGAGACCTCTAAAGAGGAGGACGGATAAGACGCACCCCAACAATAGACGAACGTTCTATAGAACGATCGTGAATATTAAGGAGAACATCAAGATTGAGGAGTTTTTAGATTGTAAACCATAAAATAGAACCCAGCTTCTTCTGGTAGTGGGTGTTGTTTAATAAAAGTATCATTTATAAAATGCCATTTGCCCCTACATTTGACGAACGACGCGTAGTGTCCATCATTCTGACCACCCTCATGTACAGCGGTCGCCACGAGATTGTATTCAAATGAATCGATCATAATTGTTTCTATAATCTTGATGTGACTTTTTCGATCGAATGAAATCATCAATACTTGGGGAAGTTCCGAAAAGAGTGACCGGGTAGTAGCCACGTTATGAACCTTACCCTCCGTGTCCTCAAAGTTTTCTAAAACACTCCAATCCATACTCTTTCTTAGCATATCCCCCAAATCGTTTCCATCGGAAGTCACCAAATGAACGCTGAAGGGTTCTTCATTTGTCGTCTTACCACCGGGCCAGATTGTTTCTTGACATTTCTTTCCATAAAACCACGGTTTAATAAATGGTCGGGAACGCTCGATAATATCTATGATACAGAGAATTGCCTCCTGTGTGTCGTGTTGCTGTCTAAGTTTGAAGCGTGGGAACTTCTCCTGGAATGCCGTCAGGAGGGGTTGAACACTCAACTGTGATTCGCCCCTCATCCAGTATCCGTGAACAAGTTTGGAATATTCATTGGTGAATGAACACTCACCATCGTATGGGTTTTTTATAAAATAGTTTGTGAGAACTGGGATATGTAATAGGCATTGAACGGCTGTATTGAAATAACATGTATTTCCGAAGTTTTCAAAACCCTTCATTATATTTTACGTTCATAAAAGGCTTAAGAGAAAGGCGCAATATGTAAATGTAAAATGGATCTCACCAACAACGTTCTCCCGATTTTCGAAGCTCACAAGAATGAAGGTGACATTGAAATTGAGATTCGACTTGGAAAACATAATGGATCTCTTTTCGATACCAACGTCGGTAAGGATACCTGGAAACGTGTTCTCAGTGGTTTGAAAAAATTTGATGGTTGGGAGAGTGTAAAGACGACCGTCTCTGATGTCTATTACAACGACGCGAACAATGTTCGCATCACCTGTGACGAAGAAACTGGGGACCAAACGATGATCCAAAAGATTGGTGTCATCAAGCAGGATTTCAAACGCTCACCCCTCGACGTCCGTTTCTGTGTGGCTCGAGAGATTCCCACCACTGGTGAGTACGATATGGACCGAAAGCGTAACAAAACGAGACACTCCTTTGTCAGAAAGAACCTGAGCATCGACATGACCATCTCTCACGGCGATAACATGGATATGGATTCAGAAGAAGAGGCGACATTTCAAATTGAACTTGAGATTGTGAAGCCTTCTGACGTCGATTCCATTTACAAGTTTCAGAACATCCTCCAGAAGATTGACGACTTGACGAAATTAATTCCACCCTAATAATAAATGATCTACATCATCGTAGCTTTGGTGGTGTTGGCGCTCATGTTCGAAACACGTAAAACATCTACGGAGGTTGAGGGTTCTGACCACTTTTACATAAGTGATGGTGCGTCTAAGGATATGTATCTCACGATGCACAGGGATGGGATGCATCGTGACATGTTGAAGAGGTTTGTTCAACTGGAGAATAAATTCCTCCAAATCGAAAAGATATCGGTGTGTTCGGGTACGCCAGGCACCGTCCAAGCTAGCCTTTTGTCAAATAAAATTAAAGATCTATTCCCAGCCTACAACTTCTCCTACCACACAATTCACTTGAAACAAACCGCTGAACCAAACAAACTCGTCAATCGTCGCATAACTTGCACATAGTGAAGAGTTTCCGTAACATGTCCCTATGTTTTTTACTTTCAATGTGTTCATAATTATCTATAACATACATGATGAGTTCGTTGTCATCATCGGTCCGCGGACGACACAGCTGTGTGCACTCCTTCTCCAGTAGTGCACACCGCCGCCAACTATTTCGACCCACTTTGATGTAATCGGCGGTAACGTAAATGATCGCATCGAGGAACTCCTCCTTGGCCATTTCCATCCAAGAATTTAATCGAGTTCCCCATGTGCGCGTATCATCATTTACCCTTACCCCATGATTATACTTTCTCAACCCGAGCTCGAGCCGGGATAAAATTTCTTCCACGGGCGGCTTTGGTGACTTTGTTCCATGGGTTTTGTCCATTTGCGTTCACGTTAGCCCTAAACTTTAACCAATATTTTCTATAGTCGTCCATCTTCTTTTTACTTGGGGGGGTCTTCTGATTCATGATGTAGTTGGCAGCCGCACGGCGATAGTCATTTTTGAGACTATTCGCTATACTCGTGACATTTACGGTGTTCATGAGATACTTTCTTTCGAGTTCGCGGCGTCTCTCCATCTTCCACCTATTGACAACCTTCTTTTTTGTCTCATTTATATTCTTCTTGAAGGGGACACCCATTTTATTACCCCTCGTAATGGCATTGAGAGCCGATTTCATGTTTCGCACATCTTGGTTAATATTGGGTTTGTACCTCTTCACCCATTTGTCACCATAAAGTTTGGTGATATCCTTACGAATCGAGTTTTCATCGAGACCCCGTTTCTTCATGACTTCAGCTCTCTTCACACCAACTTGTGTAGTTTTCTTTTCTCTCTGCACCTGTCTCTTTGTGGGCTTGGGTGGAGCTATGGGTTTGGGTTTAGGCTTAGCCAGGTTGTTTCTAACCTTCTCAATCTTTTTACAGATGGACTTTTTAGTTTCCTTCTCATCAAGGGTGATTTTAAGAATCCCGGCGACGCGAACAAGTTGTTCCTTCGTCATGTCCGTGCAAATTTTACGACCGACCCGGAATGTGTTCCCAGTTCCAATGAGTTTTTTATTATTAACGGTGACATTCTCTTTTCCCGTTTTTTTCTTGATTCTCGCACAGATCTCATCTTTAGTCGCAAGCCTGGAACCACCTTGGGTTGTTATTCTAAAATTCACAACACCCATGCGTCGCGCCAGATCCATGAGTTCGGATTTCTTCATCCGCGCACACATTTTAGAGTTGATCATGATAGCATTTACCTGATTCCTGGTGAGTGTGCGTTTTGTGTATTTCCTTTTGGAAACGGATTTGGACTTGGGTTTGGGTTTGGGTTTAGACACTTTGGTCTTGATACCCTTTTCAAACATACCCGTCACCGTGATTTCCCCTCTGTCATTAAGATCCCGGACAAATTTCTTCCCAAAGTCGTACGAAGCCAACAAGTCACTGGGATTTTTCGCACCCGAAATCTGGATGTTACCACTCCCGGAGAGAATGAATTTGGTATCTCCAAAGTATGCATAGAGGAATGGAGCAAGTTCTGGTTCATAGCTGACTCTGGTCATACCGTACATTGAACTATTTTGGGCAATTCTGGTCAAACTCTTGAATGTACCGTTGACTCTAAACTGACCACTTAGATTATTGTAGGTGAATGGGTTGTAAAAAAATGGTTGTCTATCTGTGTATGCATTGACCATGAAACGACGAATGAGTTCAGGTTGATTGGAGATATTGGTACCAACAAAACCACCCGAGAAACGAATCTTCCCATTTCTGTAAAAATTGACGGTTGCACCTTTACTCTCAATATCATTCGATAAAGTGAGCATAAATTGAGCACTATGAAAATCCTTATTGATATCACCTCTGGGACCACTTTCTTTTGTATGAGAAAATCCAGTCTTAAATTGTCCATAGATACCCTTGATCTCCTTGGTGTCTATATAAAGACCCTCACCAATAGATGTTCTACCTAGGGGTATTTTTAAGAGTATTTTCTTAATGTCAATCAATGTATCTTTCTGACCAAAACCAGAATCCACGGTGGCGTTGAACATACCAGGATTGAGTTTGCTAATTTCAAGATCCTGACGGGGACGCGGCGTCGACATCACATCGGTAAATTCATCACTGAGGGGTTCATAAGTTTGATTATTAATTAGGTTTTCCTGTAAGCGTTGTGGTACCTGTACTGGGCGCATTGGGCGAATAGGGGCTCTAAAAAATGAAGAAGCTCTGGCGACACTTTCCCTTCTTCTACTTGCTTCCCGTTGTGCGTTCGTTTCGACATTCATAACCTCCTCGAGTTCTCTCGCAAAATTGTCATTAGAATTCGAGTTTGGACTCTGAACTTCTACACCAGATTGTCTGACAAACTCCTTGACACTCTGGCTCATATTACTATTTGGGAATATTTTTTTTAGATGTCGTCTGTAAAAGTCAGATCATCGGTAACTAGATCCAAACCATATATGATGGGTTGGTTCTTCAAGATTTTTCCATTATACTTTACCGTTTCTACCCTAACCTCGATATCCCTGGAGCTGAATGGTCCTGCGTAAAAGTCTCCATGGAACTTGTAACTACCGAGGTTGTTTTCCCGGCAGTGTTGGTTGAACTTGGCAACAAATTCCTTCTGGGGGACGAATTTATCCTCACCGAGTATGACGTAGGTTGATTCCAGGAAATTTGTAAGGCTACTAGCAACCATGGCCACCTGCTTTTGGATCTGCTTGAAGTAGGCGGGAACCGCATTCCAAATATCCCTGTTCCTATATTTGTTTGAGTAGTCTAAATACCCACGCACACACTTCAGGAGAATTATAGGAAGTTCTTTGTGAAGTTTTTCCTCGAGTTGGGGATCGGCGTCCTGCACCTGCTTCCCAAAGTTCCATGGGAGAATACGCCGAAGTACAGACCCCGAGTTGTCCCTCCAGTTGGGAACCTCGTTACCACCTAGAACACCTGGTACATTCCACTCAATAGATACCGCAGTCTTGTTCTTGACTGCAACAGATACGTCTTCACCCGAAACGATGGACTGGAACTCCGCCTGTTCGAGGGCAAGGTCACCTTTGACCTCTGGGGCGATGAACATGAAGGAATCTTTGATTGCGGAAAGCCCAAACTTCTTCTCGATGTTGTTTGAGAGTGTCCCGACATCTTCAGCTTCGTAGAACTTCTTAAACACTTTCGTGATCAGAGTGGATTTCCCCGACCGAGCGATACCCTTGAAGAATGGGATAACCTGCCAGCTGTCGAGATCATTCACATCGAAACACAGCCGACCACCCATGACATATGCCCAATTACACACCTCATCCTCGAACTTCTGATATTTCAAAATAGAGTCAAACCATGGTGTGGGAATCTTCGTCCAGTCCTCGATGTGAGAAAAGTCGTCGAATTGTTGATCAAAGTACTTGCACGCGACAATACTCGGGTCTAGACATGCATATTTGTCACTTTTATAGGGATAAAATCGACAATCATAAACACCTCGATCGGGAATCCACTCCTTACCGACAAAGACACCATTCTTGAATGACCACACATGGCGTCTCTTTTTAATTTCGGGAAATTGTGGATCATGACACTTTGAGATGTTATCAACCACATCTCTATAGATTGAACCCTTACTCGTGAAATTCTTCCACGTCGTAAAGTTACTTTCCTTTTTCGGGAGAGAATATACAAAGTCCTCGATGGGAAATACCGGATTCCAAGCTCTTGTGCTGAAACCTTCGACCGTTTTGATTTCTTCACAACATTGACCCTTGTATCGCCTAAACCCAGCACGATACGCCTCCGTAAGGGCAATCATGAGACACTTCTGAAAGGGTGTAGTCTTTTCGATTTCCTCTTCATCCATCACCGAGGGATCGGTATGGACACTCACCACCGGTACTTTAGTTGGGGCGACGACTCGCTCAAAGGAAATTTGATGACGCCGAACATTTTCAAAACCATCTTCAATCTGTAGGATGATATTGTTGATTCGCTTGTTGATAGAAACCTCATCGTCTTGGGTGAAATCCTTTTTACGAACTTGTAGGTGATTCGACATCTGAATCAGGTAAGAAATCATACGGTTCTTGATGCCTCGTATAGCCTTCACGTCAACTCCATCTGGAATGGGGATACCATCTTCATTGAAGTAATCTGGGTCGATAAATTGATGATACCCCAGCATGGTCGCACGTTTCCTACAAGGAGAGTACCCATCTTTGCTATGAAGGTACCACTTAAATTCAAATTCCTCAATACACTCTAAAATGCCTTCTTCATTCATTGACTGGATGTCACGTTTCTGTAGTTCAGTCAGAGCCTGAAACATGTTGGGTTCCTTATCAATGAAGTGAGTTGTTTTCATCTATAGTACATACGAGTTTTATCCTTAAGCCGAATTCATTTTGCTCAACATTTTTATCAAAATTTTATTTTGGGTTTGAAGTTGGGTTGCAATAGTAACAAGGGCTGAGCAGACCGTATCACCATCCTCCGTGGCCAAGAGGGAAGTCATGAGCTCGGCGATATCTATACCCCCATTCTCCGCGAAGTCTTCATCCTCAACCTCCGAAATATCCTCGTCGTCATCTGAAATAATTTCACCCTCTTCAATTTCTATCTCATTTTCATCAGGGTGTGTCGACATTTATGTTGGACTGAGAAATTTTGGGGTCGGGAAATGCGCATTCCCCCAAAATTATTTTCTCCACCTATAGTACAACAACTCTCAAAATGGCCGGTGGTCTCATGCAACTCGTAGCATACGGCGCCCAGGACGTTTACCTTACCGGTAACCCTGAGGTGACCTTCTTCCAGGCGAAATACAAGCGCCACACCAACTTCGCGATGGAGAACATCGAGCAGACCGTCAACGGTACTGCCGCGAACTCCGGTCGCGTGTCCGTCACCGTTGCGCGCAACGGTGATCTTGTCGGTGACATGTACATTGAGCTCAAGTCTGTGCCCTCGGGTACCCGGACTGCGGTGGCGGTTGACTGCAACTTCGTCGCGGAGCGTGCGATCAACAACGTCGAGCTTTCCATCGGTGGTCAGCGCATCGACAAGCACTACCAGAAGTGGTGGCGTCTGTACTCCGAGCTCTACCTTGATGAGTCCAAGAAGCTCAACTGGGGTAAGATGACCACTGCGGGTACCGGCAAGGCTGTCTACCTCCCCCTCGTCTTCTTCTTCAACCGTAACCCAGGTCTCTACCTCCCCCTCATCGCCCTCCAGTACCACGAGGTCCGCATTGATTTCGACCTCGCGTCCGACTTCTCCACTTACCTCAACACCGATACCTTCAAGGTCTGGGCCAACTACGTGTACCTCGACACCGAGGAGCGTCGTCGCTTCGCGCAGAAGGGTCACGAGTACCTCATCGAGCAGGTCCAGCACACCGGCACCGACACCATCACCTCCGCCGGTACCAAGCAGGTCCGCCTCTCCTACAACCACCCAGTTAAGGAGCTCGTCTGGTGCTTCTCCAACACCTCGTCCCCCAACTCGCTCTGGAACTTCTCCAACGCGTCGGCCGAGACCAACGTCATCCTCGAGTCCAACCCAGATTCCATCGAGAACTCCAACGCCTTCGTCTCCCCCGCGGCGTCCGGTGCTCCCCTCCTCGCGGTCGGTGCCGGCGACGGCATTGGTGGTGACACCCGCTTCACTGAGGAGGCCTGTGGTGTCCTCAACACCTTCAAGCTCATCCTCAACGGTCAGGACCGTTTCAAGGAGCAGAAGGGCAAGTACTTCAACCAGGTGCAGTCCTACAACCACCACTCTGGCTGCCCCGTTCCCGGTGTGTACTCGTACTCCTTCGCGCTCAAGCCAGAGGAGCACCAGCCCACAGGCACCTGCAACTTCTCCCGCATCGACAACGCGCAGGTCCAGGTTGTTGCCCACGACGCCGGTGACGCGACCTCCATGCACATGTTCGCGTGCAACTACAACGTCCTCCGCATCCAATCCGGTATGGGTGGTCTCGCCTTCTCCAACTAATTTGCTTACTGCATTTTAGTATAAATATCGTCACAAATCAAATTTTAAGATACCCAAATATCTTAAAATTTGTCCATGAAGAATAGGGGATCGTCTAACGACGAGTATGATGGGGATGGAGTGGGTGTGGGAGTTTTGTAGCCCTTTTCATTTATAATTTCAGATGCCGTTTCCTCATTGATTAGTTTTTTGATTCGATTTCTTTCATCGTTGAGTTCAATAATTCTTTTTGCACTATGTATGAACGACTGGTTGTATAGACCTTTGTGATTTAAAAGTCTCAACATCTCCCTAAAGTCCCAAATTCCACGATTGACATCTTTTAATTCCGCTTTGTGTGATGTATCAAACTCTAACTCACACAAAAAGTTGTATTCATTTTTTATATTTCTGAGACGTTCCTCCCCGTCTATCATTTCCATTTTCAATTCGAGAATGGTAATTTTATCTATTAGATCACCGTTGGATATTTCAACCTTCATAAAGAAATGACACATTTAAACTTTATATATGATCAAACGACTTCTCGACCTTTTTGTAAAAGTGGAAAAACCCATGTTAGGGCGTTGGAAAGTTAAAACATGTGAGGACCTGACCACCTCTATAAACTCGGTCTACCAAAATAGAGATCACTGTGGTGACGTGATATGCAAGACCCCAAAGAAAGCTTCAGAGTATAAGGATACGCGCGGTAAGTAAGTATGTACGAAATCTACACAGATGGAAGTTGTCTCGGTAATCCTGGACGCGGTGGTTGGGGTGTGGTTAGTGATCTGTTTAGGTTATCTGGTAAACAGGCTGACACCACCAACAATGTCATGGAAATGACGGCGATTCTCAAAGCCCTCGAGGAATGTTTGAAGAGAGATATCCAAGAAGTTTGTATATTTACGGATAGTCAATACGTGAAGAATGGTATCACTTCATGGATTATAAAATGGAAAAAAAATGATTGGATAACTTCCACGGGAACACCAGTGAAAAATAAAGAGTTATGGATTGCTATTGATGAAGTGCGTAATAAATTAAAGGTTATTGACTGGAAATGGGTAAAAGCTCATAATGGTGACCCTAAAAATGAAGAAGTTGATACATTAGCCTATGAGGCTGCGGGTGGAACCCCCAAAATCAAAACCTCAAGTGGAACGAAGAAGCAAAAATTTTACGCGGTTGTTAAAGGATGTACCCCAGGTATTTACACTACTTGGGATGAGGCTAAGACGCAGGTAATTGGATATCCCGGTGCGGTCTATAAGTCTTTTAAAACCGAAGAAGAAGCGGAAGAATTTATGAATATACCTAAATGTTCCGTTTGAAGAAAAAGATCACGTTAAATCGTTGGGTGCAAAATGGGACCCAGTGAAAAAAAAGTGGTGGGTATCGGAGATGGAACCAGAACTTGAAAAATATCTTGATTAATATTAATTGCAATGGGTGAAGAGGATGTGCCCCATTGTTGGTGTAACAAACAGGAGAAGCTCTTAGTCAAATGGGCCGAAAAGGCGGCTGGATACCGCTGGCTTCACAATCACGCTAGGTTGTATTACAAGAAGCAGAACGATATGATGGCGTATCCAACTATAATCATAGCGAGTCTGACCGGTGTGGGTGGTTTTGCTGTTTTAAACCCGAATGGTACTGTCGAAGATATAGATACACAGAGAAGAATCGTAATATTTCAATACATCTTTGCATTCTTAAATGTAGTTGGTGGTATTCTCGCATCGATAAGTAAGTTTAGTCAAAGTCAGCAACTGACAGAGGCACATTCACTCATGTGCATTCAGTATTCTAAATTTTATAGAAATATTGACATGGAACTTTCTCTCGAGAAGGAGCATCGGGTAGATGTACTCGAATTTGTTTCAAAGGCTCGGGAAGAATACGACCGCCTATTAGATGACGCCCCCGACATCCCGTCTATTTCGATACACGCGTTCAATGAAGAATTTCCTGACAAGGAACATAAACCAGATGTATGTAACGGCTTAAGCATCATACTATGTGACACACCCACACGGGGTGCGAGCGTTAGCGCGAATCTGGGTGGTCGATGGTTCGCAAAACAGAAGAGGACAAGTATGGACATTGGATTGAAAGAAATAAATGTTAGTAAAGAATAAATGACACCCGCTGATAAATTTAGACTTGTTATAACTGTCACATTGTTGTATGGGTTTATTTACAGTATGTTGGATCCAGAGGAGTTTGGCTTCAAGACGGCTCTCGATCCTTACTATTTTTCTTTCACGACTATGAGTAGTGTGGGTTACGGTGACTTTAGTCCCAAGACGGGACGTGCGAAGATGTTAGCAATGACCCAACAGGCGTTTATTTTTGGTGAAGTTGTAAAAATAATATTTTCTAAATCCAAGAAATAGATGAGACTACTCATCCTATTGTTATTTACGACATGGTTTTTCTTATATGCAAATCATTGCCCGTGTGAAAAACCATCTGAAGATTGTTTCCGAACAGAGTTTTACGGGTTTCAGTACAGTCACTTCTTATTCTTTGCCCTACTAGGTACCCTCTTTCCAAAACAATTTTGGTTTTGGATCACCCTAGGTGCCGCATGGGAGGTGTTTGAATATTGGCTGTCCTCCAGACCTGATCTTGTCAAGAAGTTTGGTGGATGTTTGGTCGAGTCGGACCAAGAAACCCCCCTTTGGTTTCGTCGGGTATATGCGGGAAAATCCAAACATGAAAATTTCGTTGATCGCATGTTGGGTATTAAAAACTCTGAAGAACATACGTGGCATTACTCAGTTGGAGACAATCTCACGAATGTTTTAGGATTTTTGGTAGGGAAAAATCTGTTTAGATAGTATATGATCGTACCTATACTATTTTTCATAGGCTCTATAATCAATGACATATACGGAGTGACAGGTCGAAAACGTGTGTGTAGGGAAGAAACGTCTACAACATTGTTTATTCATATGTTTCATACGCTCATAATGACATATGCACTTTTTAGTCCATTTTATCTCAAGGATTATATCTCCAATTTAATGTTCAATTTAACAATGTTATTCAGCTGGTTTCTCACATCAAAAATTAATGAAGGAGAACCACTATGTGCAATAAGTAGATTAGAGGGTAGAGTTTGTGAAAATGATGAAATCACTCATACGAGTCTCCCGTGGTACTACCCTGTCATCGTGATAGCCATCGTGATATACGACATCTATATGTTGTTCAAAGCGTAAAACTTTTCAACTTTTGGTTTGAACATGTCATAAAATTCATCGGTGTTATCATCTTTGACATTAAATAACCCATTGGGCCAATTTCCTTCAATGACATACGCATCTTTACAATCAACTAACACATCCCAACCAATACAAAAACAATCTGCGAAATCACGCTTATGAAGCTCACATAGTTTTTTTATCGGTTTATGTAATTTTTGGTATTCCCCACACATATCACCACTACACATTTTGACGTTTCCACCCGTCGAACCATTGGATGTCACTTTATTATCATTTTTCAATTCCTCTACTGATACGAGCTCTCCGTCATATGTCGTCACTACTCGAAATGATCTACCACCTTTATGCCCACATGCGTCAATTTTCTCTTGTATGAGGTGATTGTTTTCGGTTGGTCTTATCTCATCACCTTTTATGACACGTATACCGATTCCTCGTAATCCATGTTCAGGTTTTGATATATATTCAGCGTTTGGTAATATGGGTTGATACACTTGGTATGGTTTTGTAGTTGCATATAATTTGGGTGTCTTGACACCATTTTCATTAAAATAGTCATTCCAAAACATTTTACTGCTCATTTCTCGACACTTCTCAAAATACTTATCATGATAACAATAAAAATTTAATAGGGTCCCATCTGAAATCTTGGTGATTTTATGTCTATGATAATAGAAAGGCGACAAGAGGATATCTTTAAAACCCTCACCAACGGCAACATTATCTTTAGGTACACTCATTGTATTTCTCAAACCTCCCCGTGTGAAAAATTTATACAAGATGGTTCTTTCAAAGTGACTCATGTTGAGTATAAAAAGTACTATATATATGAGCACTATTACAAGTATGTATTTCAACATTTATATGCACTGACATTTTAATTACAAGCTACAAAAGATCTAATCACGTCTATACTGTCATCTCTCCAATACACAGTCTGTGTAAAAAATAACGTCATCTCGGCATCCCTATATGACAAGTAGGTACCTCTGTACTTTTCATATATTTTAGCAACCTCCTCGAGGTTATCGTCACACCATTCGACCACATCCTTGTCAGTCATGTTGCGATGGAGACCTTTTTCAATGAAGTCGGCAACCTCATCGCTGAGGGGCATCTCGGTCGTAACGGTACAATCGTCGTAGTCCATATTTACTTGTTTGTTTGTTTGTTTTTTAGAATTTACTTAGGTTAAAGATTTCGATGATATGTAGTATGTGGGAAGTCCCACCGTTATACAAGTTGGTTAGTAACATAACCAAGTTGCACCGTTCTTATAGCTCAGTTGGTCAGAGCGTGGTGCTTATAACGCCAAGGTCACGGGTTCGAGCCCCGTTAGGAACAGCTTTTAGAATGAGTTTTCCTCATTGTAAAAGTTGAAAGCCTAAGTCGATGTTTACATTAATATAAAATAACTCCAAAATCCAACTACTCATTATCAATTCGACAAAAATGCTTGCGCAAATCACTGCCACGACCGAGGATCTTCGATCTATTGATTATACCGATGCGAAAGTGACCAATCTGTATATGGTCAACATTGACGATTGCCATGTCGGTATTAATGAACCCGTGACGTTCAAGGATCTTCGCAAGTACATTTTGCAAACTATCTACACACCCGATCTTCTTAAAGGTGGCTTCGGGATTTCTGAGACACCAAAGGGTAACCATTGGCACGAGACCGAGTTTGTTGGTGTTGTTGATGGCACAGATCTAGAAGAAGTTGAGATATACGACGGCCTTTGTATGAAACTGTATATGTATGACAAAAATGCAAACGGTGTCATGGACGATGTGTTTAGGGCATTGCCTATGAATCATATTTACTCTTGCAGTATCAATATCATTCTAAAGGATGGACGGCGCGTGACTATCACTGATAATTTCCCCAATACTGAGAGGACGTGTGGATGGAAACCCGAATTTGTTGATTTTGCGACAAAGTTTGTTATGGCTTAATAGCCCCATTTAAGCTCATTGGGTGTAGCTGTGGGGTACTGCCTCGAGAAGAATTCTTTCCTTTCGTGATCGTTGTGCCCAATCATACTTTGATGTGTGCGATCTATATACATGTAGTCTCTTAGATCTTTGTAATACACACGGCAGCCTTTTGCAATTAAATCTTCGTGTTTCATATCCACGTGGTTATCCATAGGGTAGAAATATTTGACGTACTCCCGCATGTTATTAACATTTACGAGATAGCATTTGGTACTTGAAATCCAATTGACCTTTTCAAGAGTTCCCTCCTTAGTATCGGGGAGTCTCGACAAACAGTGGAAAAAACACATATCAAAGTCATTCTCCTTTTCATCGATAACACCTTGGATTTGCTCGTATAATTGATCAGACTTTACTACGACATTGTCTTCAAAGATGACTGCGTATTTGATACCTTGACGAAAACACCTCTTGTAAAATTCCATGTGACCCATGAAACACCCGATGGCACCCAAATTGAAATAGGTAATATCGGGTCTCCTGATTTCCGGGTTATAATGCATCTCTATAGCCTTTTCAAAGTATTCGGGTTCTATATGTTCTTCAAACTCTCCGGCTATACTAATTTTTCTTGTATCAGGTCCATAGATGACTTCGATTGGAATGTCCTCTCTATGATTTTCGAAAAATCGTCGTTGTCTATCTTTTTCATTCTTGACGGTGAGGAGAAAACATCTGTAGTCATATTTCTCTTTGGTACGTGTTTTTAACAATATGTAAATGACCAATACTATCAAAATGACGAATAGTATCATACCTACTTAAAAATTAGAAAATAATTAAGAGTATGGATACAGATACCCTCATCAACTGGTTAGGTCTGGTGAGCGCTGTGCTTATTTCAATTATGTTCGTGCCGCAAATTGTTCATGTATATAAGACCAAAGACACCCACGCGATTAATTATACCTTTCTGGGTCTAAATGTTATGGCAAGTATTCTGGGTCTGGTGTATTCCATACACTTTCATGTTGTGCCGATGATCGTCGCGAACACCTCCGCTGGTCTTTTTTCCGTCTCTTTGGCTGGTATGAAGTTTGTAAATGGACTTAAAGAAGAAACACTTGAATATGATATATCCACTCCCGACGTGTAGTCGGTCGAGTACCCACCGCTCCTATGGTGTAGTTGGTTAGCACTGTGGTCTTTGAAACCACCAACAGAAGTTCGAATCTTCTTGGGAGCTGTTTGGGTGGAGGGAAGGACCGGTGTCCCACGTAAAGGGCAAACCCATCTGGAATGGGGGCATCGGTATTGCACCAACCTAACCTGAAACCCTAACCAGTGAATAAACGTTGATGGAGCCGACGGGGTGAGGAACCTTAACCGGTCTCACATCGGGGAGCCCTCTCTGTCGCGTTGTATTCACAGTGCCGTATATTAATAGCACACCCTTTCTTAGCTCAGTTGGCAGAGCAGTGGACTGTAGTTCCATGGGTCACCTGTTCGATTCAGGTAGAAAGGAACAGTCTTCCATAGCTCAGTTGGTAGAGCGTGCGACTGTTAATCGCAAGGTCATCGGTTCGACCCCGGTTGGAAGAGTTTTTAGATAGTTGTCCACTATGTAAAATCTCTCAGTTTAGTATATGACATATGTTCCAAAGAAGATGCATCCAGCATGGCGCTGGATGCGTTCAAACATTGTGAACCTTTCCTTCACCGCTAACAAAGTTGTGGTCATCCGTGATTGGCGACTGGCTGCGTTAAATATATTCTTCAGTGTGGCTATTGTGGGGTGGGTTATATTTTCGTTATTTTTGGGTAAGACCTACATCGTCACCGAGGTACCAACGGGGGTCGCGAGTGCTTGGGGGTTGGCTTCGACCGATTTTACTTCTACACAGGCGGCTATATACAGCGGTGGTGCGTCATTTTGTGACAGTCTCACCAACTATCAGTTCAAATATTCAGATGACTGGATCTACGAGACCCCGGTGTGTGCATACTATGCGGGTTCTGAACTTATTTCAAAGTTGCCATCGGGGAATGTTATGTTTTTCACTACACACATTCATGAAACAATCAAACAGAGGTATGTAAAACCTGGTGGTGGTTGCTTAGCGGATCCAAATGGTCTTGGTGCAGCCACAGAAGTTATGGGAAGATGTGAGCATTCCAAGTCTACAAACTTTTTGGCTCCCGGTATAGAGGATAGTTACTTCGCATTCAATCACTATTTTGATTCCGTTGTACAATCTGGATCAAAACCAATTACCTATGTAAGGGCGAAGGGTTCTGACGAAAATATATACATCTTTGAAAAGGGGGAAGCTATTCGTTTAAAAGTTTCTGAATGGTTGAACATTGCCGGAATTGAACTGGATAAACCCTTCAATGAACAAACGAGTGGATTGGATATTACAGGTTTTGAGGGTGCTGGAGAAGATTCAGAAAAATACCCCTATGTTCGAACAAGTGGAATACGTTTGAACATCGAGGTCAAGTACCACAACTTTTATTTGGACAAGGAATTTCAAGTGAAAATTGGTAACGAAGATGTATACGCTGTCATAACAGTGTCTCCGAAAATTGGATGGTTCTCTAAGGGTGATGAAATAGTGTACAGTCAAGATCCTGCCACCACATTTGACATCGACAACCCGATTAGTTTGACCAGTGGTCAACCAAATGGCATCTACTATGATTTTTACAGGTATGGCATACTTTTTGATATACGGCAGACTGGTTTAGTTGGGGAAGTTGATTATGTGTTTATCCTCATTCAATTGACTTCGGGTGTTGTTATGTTGGGGATTGCGACCACATTGGTAAGCTTCATTGCCAAATTTGCTTTGGGTAATAAATCTGAAATCTATCGGGGTGTGATACAGGAAGAATATGAAGTTGGGAGGGAAGCTGCTCGCTATGCCGCTCAGGCGTGTGTAGCGACGAAGAGTTTCAAAGACGCCGATGAAGATGGTAAGGGGGACCTAGACTTCGATGAGCTGAGGGCTCTCATAAAGGAATCTTTCTCTAAGAATTATTTGGATGAGGGTAGTGATACACACTTTACCGAAGATGAAATAACTGGGATGGCGTACTATCTCATGAGGGCGGCAGACGATCACCTGAATGATAGAATATTGGACAAGCGTGAGAAGACCCCCGATGAACTGAGGCACTCTAAGATTTCTCTCCACGAGTGGCAGGAGTTATCGACGAATGGTGTTTTCAAATTTAAGAATTTGAAGGCTACCTCCACGGAACATATAAAAAATACTGGCTGGAAAAAGGACAGCCTTAAACAGAGAAAGAGTGTAATGAACTTAAAAAATCTAAACGAGGTGTAATTAAGATGCTTCTTCTCAAACCATTTATGTATATTAGGAATAGAATGGGGGTAAAAATGAGTGCATTCACGGAGCACCCACCACCCCCCACTAAAATTAAAAAAGATAGGGAGTTTGGAAGTTATTGTGTCAAGGTGACGGTTGAATCGATTGACACAAATGGTTCCATAGATAAGACTTTCATCGGATATAGTGAGAATATGAATATCACGATGAAAACCGAGTTTGCGTGTGAACGATTTAAAACACATGGTCATACATGTGGTGAGCCTGTGATGACCATAAGGGGTGGAAAGTGTGATGAAGTTATTATGATGAAGGACAAGTTTGGAACAATTACTCGTGTCCAGTAAATGGGGACCACCCCCTCAACATGATGTCACTCTCCTCACACCACGGGTACATCTCCTCACCGACGAAGTTTATCGCTTTCATACCCGAATCCATGCACTCATCACAGATTCCTTTGTTGTCGTCTATGATGAGTCCCAAGTTTAGAGCTCTACATATATCAACCTTTTTCACATCTTGGGGGGTATAGCTATTTGTAAGTATGACGTCATCGAAAATTCCTGGAAAGTATGTGTGTATCCAGTCTTCGGTTTCGTCTCTCACAATATTTTGACGTCCAGTGACGACATACATTTTTTTGCTTCTTTGACGAAGCCATTTCATGGCGTTTTGTGATCCTCTTATTGGTTTAAGATTACGAAATGCTTGGGAGTTGTAAAACTCTTTGACAAACTCCTGAGATTCCTCTTCAGTTATATCGAAAATTTCACGGTACACGTAGTTGTATTTGGGTTTTTTGGGTTTTCCAAGTCTTCTGGATCTAGCCATCGGGTACAGGAAATGAACGAGGACTTCATCGACGTCAATCGCGATACGAGCCATTTATGTATTACAATATTATTCGTAATCTCTAACTACCACACCAATGGGAAATCTCGGGACACCGAGATCAGTCAGGTTCTGAAACCTGACGGTGAGCATTTTTCCCATGTACTTCTTTCGATCTCTATACTGATCCTCCCGTTGCTTAATCGTACCTTCGGGTCTTACAGTAAATATTCGGTCCTCATTATTCAGCTTACACACCCAAATGACGGCATCGGCATCCCTCCCATGCCCCGTCTTGGCTCCCACGATTTCGTATTCCTCCGTTTGAAACTTCTTAAACTTGAGGAGGAAGTTGCTCCTCTTTCCAACTTCATAGGTGCTGGAGGCCTCCCTAATCATGATACCCTCGTAGCCCTGATCCACAAAGTGGTCGTGCCACTTTTCCACCTCGGACTTCTTCTTGAGGAGTTTGGTCTCCACACTTACACAATCCATTCTCTCCTCAAAGGTCAATTCGGGGCGTTCCAAGTCAAAGTAATCAAAGATGTAGAAGTTCAACGTGGTGGGGTTGGTCTTGAACATACTCGTGATTTCCTCAAACGTCATGTTGGGTGCGTAGCACTCTCCGTCTAAGAACTCACCCTCCCTCAGTCCGTCACTGAGGTGGTCGAGACCTTCGACACGCTTACCGGTTCTCGAGAAGCACCCATCCTTTGAAACAAGGAGGCGAACCCCATCCAATTTAGGTTGGACGTAGAAGGGGGTGGAGATGTACTTGTGACGATCCTCCCATTTATTTGCCAACATGGGCATAACTTGGACACCCTTGATGTGTTCATTGTTCCACATTGTTTGGGCGCGAGCGCACGCCTTTTCATAACCAGTCTTAACATTGGTTCTGGAGAATGCAGCCTTATCAGTTCCGACCACACCAGTGCTCTTCACAATATCAGCGGTTCCATCTCCCAAGTCCTCGACGTGGATGTCGGTGAATCTCTCACGACCATTTTTGTCTTTTCTGATAAGTCGTTCCATTGTAGTCATTTTTAATTTCTCAACTTTAAATAGATGTCTGGAATTCCAGTTGTAGATTACGCTAGAATGGAACGACTTAGGCCACCAGAAGTTACATCGGTACAGATGAATCTAAATACCTTGTGTATTGTTTTTATAATTATAACTGTACTCGGTCTATACAATAGATCTGTCACTATTAGTCAACGACGTGAGCGATTTTATACTTGATACATTTTTCAGGTGTGAGATAGATGTCCTTTTTCATGAGACGTTTAAACTTCCTCTCAGGGATTTCAGTCTTACTGAGATACATTTTCTTGAGCATCTTCATCATCTTATTCGTCGTCTTCATTTCATTTCTCAATTCTTGAAAGTTACCCCAAAATTCCGTAGAAATTTGGTGAATCAGAAGGTAGGCATTTTTACCCATGCGACGCTCTGAACCACCCAAAAAAACAAAGGTTGCCGCACTACAACACGAACCCTGTGCAATGGTCACAACCTTAATTCGGGAACGTTCCAGAACATTCATCATGTTCAAACCAGAAAATACATCACCACCATCACTCATGATGTGAATACGAATCTGTGGTTCATACCCAACAAGTTCAGCCTGTTTTTTCAAAAGATCAATCTCAAGTTGCTTAAACTGTTCGACAAATTCTAAAGCATTTTCTCGATCAATGTCACCATAAAAGAGAATCTCGTTGCCCACAACTCGGATACATTCGGTGTCGGTAGTTTCTTTTTCATCATCCGTAGGCATTCTTCAAAGCTTTCTTTACTCTTGTCACGTCTCTTGATTTTAAGCCATTTCCGACGGCAAGGTGATTGATTATATCAAAATCCTGTGGAGTGATATTATAGCTAACCAGGGGTTCTAATTCACCAATTTCGGCATACCTCTTTAATAGGCAAAGTTCCTCTACCCCCAACCCCAACCTTGATTTCTTTTTGATATCTTCAACCTTGTGCTGCCGCATCTTGAAGTTTCTAAATTTCGTCCAACAACGCCCGGGACGGATTTGGTCCTTCCTAAGTGGAATACCGAGAGCCGATTTTGGTATAGTCAGAGAATGCAGTATAAAGTATGGCATAAGATTCCAATCACCTTGTGAATACATTATTCCATCATAACGATCCGCGTCGGAAAAGGACTCAGATGCTTTTAGTATATCAACACCCTTTGAATCTAAATAATTTTCTTGAAAAATGTCCCATAAATGTCCATGTTCGGAAACACTGTCATATATTTCAAGTGGTCCAGTTTCCGATAGAATCTCAGCTATAAATTCTTTTGGTGTCTGAAAATCATCCATCTCATCGTATCCATCCAAATATTTGAAAAATATTTCGATATTCCCATTTGCACGGATGGCTGCATTTCGTGCCTCTAGTCCGGTCTTATCAGTAAGTTTCAATAGAACATCAGGTTTATGTCTCTGGATGAAAACTGTCGTAAAGTTTGGATACATACACATATTTGTACTTGTCACGAGTAGAGATCCACGGGACAGGGGGTTACCATCCGATACAGATTGTATCACTGGTTTAAATATCGGGTCGTAGTCTTCGATGAAGACGTGCTTTGTGGAATTCTTTATGAACGCCATAAATGGGGATTTACTCTTTAGGTGATCACTTTGTAACTCTACATGTTTCGTATCTTGAAGAACACGTCTGAGAATATAGGATTTCCCAACACCAGCAGCTCCACATATGAATACATTTTTTCCCTCGTTGATGTACCTACGAATGAGATCAATTTGTTTTGTGTGAATTGTCGTCACTGGGGAGTCTTTTTTTTGGTCGACTACTTTAATGAAAGAATCCATCGATGATCTTACTAATCAGGCCATAGATTTGGTGCTCGAAAATGACGCACTACATAAACGTATCGTAGAACCTTTAAAAAGGAAAATTGTACCATACGTTGCATGTAGTATGCTTACCAATTTGTTAATGATTCTTATTCTGATCTACCTTGCTCGACGTCTGTCTCTTCTTCCGTCTCATCAGGTGTAGAATCCTCTTCCTCTTCCTCTTCCTCTTCCTCTTCCTCTTCCTCTTCCTCTTCCTCTTCATCTAGGGAGGGTCCGAAGAAGGGTGGTGGTTCATCCTTCTTTGAAAGAAATTTACCTAACTTCTCGAGGGGGGTCCCGGTAGTCATCGCCTCAATTGGATCTATCGTCCTCGGTAAAGTGAGTAGTGGAATTGAACGCACGTTTAGAATTTCTGGTTTAGTAAACACGTTGTCAAGTGGATACTCATCCTCAAACTGCCTCAATACAGATTTGGGTATCGAGGGTGACTGTTCCAATAGGCGATCATATTCAGTTTTACATTCACCGACGAAATCTAAACCCTCCTTACTACGCTCTCCCCTGTCCAGGGCTAACATAAGACGAATGTTCCTCGAGAGCATACCAAAAGCCAAAGCAGCTGTTCTGTGATTTTCCATGAGTTCGTTTATTTTGAGGAACTGGGATATGGTCGCTATGAGACCAGCAGTCAGGTTTAAACCACCAATTATTGAGGGAGCAAACGACTGTACATTTTCTGGGAATGTACCTTGGGCGAAGTTTGCGGTCCCAGTTATAGTAGAAAGTATAATAACTGGTAAGGTAAAACGAATACTGGAACGTCTGTAAATAAAAAACGCACGGTGGTGCATATACCTGTAGCACGCGGAAGCTTCACCCCACTGTTTGAGAATATTTTCATGACCATCTGTCCATGATAGCCGCATATCTTCACGGGAAATCTTTTTTTCTTCCGTCATTATATAATAGATGAATATAATTTTCCTAATTCATCTTATTTTTCTTTTGTGGATTCTTATCATTCCATTCACAAATGATCGCAGACATCTGGAATTTTATTCGATGGTCATACCCTTCATCTTTTATCATTGGTCGGTGAATGACGATACATGTGCTCTCACACAAGCTGAAATGTACATGACTGGTCGAGAGAAGAACGAAACGTTCATGGGTCGTGTCGTTGGTCCAATCTACAAGATGGATGACAACGAAGTTAATAAATTAACAAAGACGTTATTTTTCATACTTTGGACATTTGTTCAGTATCGCCTTGGACACTTTGATATGTTTATAAAAGATGTCACCAAAGTATTTAAAGATAAGAAACTAAAATAGAGTATATATGGACACGAAACTTTCAAACGAAATTTATCGCCTCGATAATATCAAAGATTTCTATAAACAGTCTTATATTTCAAACCTGGATTATTGTGAAGATAAGATTGATCGTATTAACAATAAACTTGAAAACACATCGTCTTCTATTAAAAAGGAAATTTTGACAGCGCAGAGGCAACAATATCAAAAGGAAATTGAAGACCTCGATAAGTCATTAGAGAAAACACTCAATGAGATTGAGCAAAAAATTGAAATGCTTCAAAATAAGAGGAAAGAATTGGAAGAGGAACTTCAAAAAGAACGCGAGTCGTTCGATTTTAATATAGAGAAACTTCGTTCTGCGATTGATAAAAAGAACATCGCTGAAATGTTCAAGATGTTTGAATACACCGCAAATGCGCTTACTATTTTGCGGAACGAGTAAATCTAAACCTATCTAAAAAATGGACACTGATTTTGAAATTATAGTATAAAAGCATACAATACGCATCAGCTATGTCATGTTTTCTCTCGTATGGAATCGTATCTAAATCTACATACTTTCCCATCTTGACAAGAACGCGCTCTTTCCGCTCCTCGTAGTTTAGATGCCCCATACCAAAATGTGCATGTATTGTTAAAGGTGAAATTAGTAGAACCTTATCTTTGAACATATAGTGTAGTAGAATCTCGATATTCGTAAAACCTTGGGGTGGCTGCCTCTCTATGAGGATCCTCTCAGCCTTGTCGAACACATCCCTGTGGTCATCTACAAATAAAGGAACCAAGTCAACAAAGTCATTACTGTAAATGTATTTGTAGTCTTCCAAACTCACCTTTTTCATGTACTCAACTTCTATCACCGGTCCATTCCCACACTCAGCGAGGACGAGACCCATATTGTGAAATCCTATATCTATGGCTAGGACCTTCATGTCTTTATGTCAAAGATTTTCTTTAATGTTAGTATATGAACATCGCGACAAACTTATTGAACTATAAGCGTCGCACCATATTTCAATCGAAAACTGGGTCATTTTTCGTCAAAGATGGAGACAAAAAGAAGTATGGACTCAAAGCTCAGTACAAGATAAACCGCGAGGGAAACCCAAAAAAACTCACACCGACAACGGTTGATAACGTACCACTCATCATTCGCCCCAAGTTTAGGGTGAAAGCCAAAACTCAAGCGACAAAAAAACTCAAGAAAAAGGTTGCTCAAAATCTCAGGCGCATGAGAATGGGTGAGAGGAACGCGGAAAATGTGAAACCCCGGAAGACTGTGGAGGGGAGGGAAAAGATATCCTTTAACGAAGCCGTGGCTAACATGAAGGAGAAGCAGAAACAGATAATGAAGAATAGAAAAAAGACGGAAACGTTGAATCGTAAAGCTTCACCCAAACGGACCGAGCAACCAGAATCACCGCGGCGAGAAAGGGGTAAGCTGTCTGAACAAATGTTCATGAAAATGGAAGCGATCCGACGTGCTTCTAAACTTAGAAATGAGAGAAACGCAAAATTCTTCGAAAGAAAGATGAGGGAACGGGCGGAGAAGGAACAAAATAACAGGGAGAGGAGGGAACTGGAGTTTAGAGTGCGCGCAAATGCCATCAGGCGCTCCCGTGCACAAGCAGAGGCTGAGCGGGTGGTGAGAGAATCTATTGAACTCGAGGCTAAGCGTAAAGAAAGGGAACGTTTCATCGCTGAAGCTCGTGAAATGGCGAGAGTTCGCAGAAAACAGGAAGATGAAAAACGCGCCAGGGACAGGGTTGAGGCTGAGCGAAAAGCCAAAGCCGATGCCAAAGCCAAAGCCGATGCCAAAGCCGATGCCAAAGCCGATGCCAAAGCCGATGCCAAAGCCAAAGCCAAAGCCAAAGCCAAAGCCAAAGCCAAAGCCGATGCCAAAGCCAAAGCCAAAGCCGATGCCAAAGCCAAAGCCCGTGTGAAATCGGGGGGTACGATCATGAAACCAGAAATCAAAAAGTTATTCAATGATCTCGAAGCGGCCAGAACTAAAGCAAATGCGAGGAAGGCTTACCTGACGGGTTCCCGCAAACTACATCCAAATAAACCAGGTGGAAATGCCGCATTGTTCAGAAAATTAAAGAACATCTACAATATAAAAGTTCCACCCGTGGTGGCATCGTTGGAAAAATAAACATCTCACCTATAGTATATGAAGAACAAGACGAAGATTCGAACACTTTGGGTCTCGTTGATTTTACTCGTCGCTGTTGTTGGTTACATGTGGATGTATCCTCGAACGGTTGAAGTCGAGGTTCCCGTCGAGGTTCCCGTCGAGGTTCCACCAGTTCCACCACGCCCCCAGAGACGATTTCAACAGGAACGCGAGCCAGAGTTTAGGGGACCACCAATTAAGACATACAAACCTGGTCGTATGCAACAGATGGGTATCCTCGTCGGGGAAGGTGAGGAAACCCTCCCTCTATACGGTAAGGAGGTCCGTGGTCGCCGTGATCGCTACCACTATTACACGACTACGGGTGGTGAAAATTTGTACCCCATCCCTGTGAGCATAGATGGTCGTGATTGTGTGGACGACATTGGGTGCCAGGAGCTCTATGGAAATGAATCAGTCTCGGTGACTGGCAAGACTGGTTCATTTGAGGTTAAGATGTACCGAACGGATGATTTTTTCTAACAAAAATGGTTCTTGAGGGAATCGTATTCTCTCTTTTGGAAACCGGAACTCCCAGAAAACTTTGCCTTTAGATTTATTAATTCCCTGATTGTGTCGTCATCGAGGCTTTTGACAAAGTCCTTCTTAGCCTCGATGTCGTCTAACTGGTTGTGTTCCTTTTGAGCTTGGACGTAGGGCCACGTATGTTTCCGTAATGCCGCAACTTCAATTTGAAGTTGTATGATCTGTGGTAGGAGAACCTGTCGTACAAGTTCGTCAGTAGTCATGAACACACTTATATACATTTCCCTAAGTATTTTCTTAGATGTTAGTATATGCAGTACAAAGAACTAAAAGATAAGGCTAAAAAATTGGGACTTCGCGTCACTAAGGATGTTCGGGGGCGACGTGTGAAACTCACAGCAAGGGAACTTCGGGCCAAAATTTCCCTAAACTTCGAAAATAGTGTCAGAAATGCCCAAAGGGTCATTCGTCTCTGCCAAACGGTGGTTGCACCCGTTTCTATGACCGGGGTACCACCTCCTCCTCCACCCCCTCCACCTCCACCCAAGAAACCTGTCATTAACGCTACCCGCGCTAAACTCATGGCTGAACTGAAAAATAAATTAAAAAAGAGAGGAATGAATAAGTAATGGAGGACACTCTCGGATTGAAGAAAGTCAAAATCCTTTTAGAAACTTGCAATGGTGAAAATTTCAATGAATTGTATTTACAACTTTGTCGATACGAAAATGCAATGAGAGAGAATGGAGAACCAGAGGAATTCGTAAAGCAGTACCTCGGGGAGGAACTTTACGAACGCCTAGAGACGACACTTCAATTTTTTAAACAATTTGAAAAGTTTAAACGCTCATTATAATTAAACCAAACCTCTTAGACATGAACTTCTCAACACCCTCAAATGTGGGAAAACTCCACAGATACCAACGAGACCAGAAACCAGCCCCACCTATACCACTCAATTTCCAGTTCTCCTTGTCACTTGATGTGACATCGAGCATCATATTTTGAATTTTATCGGGTTCTCTCTCTGCTATTGTGCGCTTCGGTACCCGACCACCGTGGCGGAGCACATACGAACGCATACGTGAAGGATTCTTGTGTTTGGTGTAGTCTGAATATCCACTGGCACCAAAATCAACAGTCCTGCCGTCTTCTAGTATCGCCCTGAACTTCTTCTTACGATCGGGGCTACGAACAATCTTGACGCGCATACTTATATTTTACATAGATTTATTTGCACGCCATGCAGCCATACTTCTCCGTCTTGGGGAGGAAGAAGAGGTGCTCTGGTCCACGCTGCACGCGGTAGAGGTGGTCATACATGTGGAGGAGACCAACGACGATGGCGACGATGCCAACGACCCAGTTGTTCATCTTGCGGGTGGTCCACACGTAGAAAAGGGTCAAAACGATCAGTACGACCTGGACGAGAGTCACTTTGGGCATCTTGGGCATCTTGGGCATCTTGAAACGCTTCTCGACGGTTTCAACCTCGGGGGTGGGTTCGGGGGCTGGGTCCATGTATTCACGCTTGCCGTATCCGGGCATTTTTATTATATACGAAGAAAATAATGTGGCGAGCGATCGCTGTTCCGATCATTTTACTTTTTTATGACTATATGAAACCACCCATAGACCTTTTGTATTTTAGAAATCCGTGGCGCCCCATAGTTGGTATGCAAAACACCGTGAGAGATATATTTTATCCGATTCGCAATTATCCAGAAATTTTACTTCTGAAACTTCATTACAAAAAGATACGTGATGAATTTCGAAAAGTGTCACCAACACTCGAGAAGAAGTATTATCACGACTTGGACCCCTGGTTTGGAAGAAACATGAATTATTACTATTACAAAGTTGAAAATTTTCCGATACTATGTGATTTAATTAAACAGATTTCGTGTATCCATGACTTCACCGTGTGCGCAGCATTCGCAGTCATAGACGGTCCTATGACCATAGCTCCACATAGAGCCGAATCTAATGAACTCTTGAGATATCATCTCACTATACAAGGTGATGGTGATTGCACACTGTATACTGAAACTGGTCCCCACATTCACTTGGAGGGTGAAGATTTTCTCTTTGATCACTCCAGATATCATGAACTCACAAAGACTGGACCAAGCCGACGGGTTGTTCTCATCCTCGATGTTCATAGGTGATTACGACACACTGCTTCGTACATGTCACTTCCACCGATGAGTTCAAGCTCCTGATTTTTTACAATCCTTTTGGTGAAGGGTCCCGGCGTTCCATCTTTGCAATGCATACAGAGGGCGGACAACTTGGTGACCTCACATGCTATTGGGACACAGTCTAGAAGTTCCCCAAACTTATTTTGAAATGAATCTGCGTCGAGACCTGCTATGATTACACTTTTATTTACACACATGCAGCACTCCACAAACTTCTTGAGACGGGGGAAGAACTGAGCCTCATCGATGGCTATGATATCCGCGTTATTAAACTCCTCCTTGTTTATGAGTTCGAAAAGCTCATAGACTTTGAAACAATCAAACTTTACATTGTCGTGGGTCTTCAAAACTTCATCGGGGGAACGGGTATCTTTGGCTGAGTTGACAACCAAAATTTTCTTACCGATGATCTTTAAACGCTTAAGTCGTCTGATTAACTCGGAAGTTTTACCTGAAAACATATTTCCCATAATTATCGAAAGCCCCATCCTATCTCACTAATATAATCTTGTATTTTTTATATGGATGAAATGCATCGATGTCAATTTCTTAAATACAAGGGGTACTACAACCCCGTCACGGGACGTGTAAAGTTTGGGAATCACCTGTTCCCAGATATCCACACCGCTGTGAAATTTCTCAGTAAAAAGTACGATGCCTCTCTCAGACGTCAACTACTCGAACAAAAACTGGTCTCTCAGGTCTAACAATAAAGAGTCCAACTTGCAAGACCTTTCGCGCGAAGTGTGACCCAACTGTGATTGTGCTACTTTCCACATATTTACGAGAGTTTGGTCTATGATGATCCAGTACCTTCTTCATAGATAGAATCCTTTTTAGAGACACATTATTACAGTGTGTAGTATTTAATTCAATATTAACTGGTTCATTAAATCCCCATAACGTATTAAGAAATACATCAAGGTGTTTAGGATTAGTGCTATCAGTTATCATCAAAGAACATGTTCGTCCCATTTATATTCTGTATGAAAAAAAATATTACTAAAAAATAAGAATGCCCGAGTTTTTTACAACTATAAGTAAGCGTAAGGAATTCGATAAAATAATGAAACAGAAAATTGATAAGTTGGTTAATCTATCTGACTTAGCCACTAATCGTAACCGAGAAGCTGCGATAAAAATCCAGAGATCTTGGAGGAGGACAAAGACTCCTGAGCACAAAATGAAACTCGCCAAATTGGTTAACAAATTAACTAAAAATTATATACAGATGAATAAAGTCAATGAAATATCACGACAACTGAAGAATATGAAGTTATACAACCGTGATAAGAACGGAAATGCGATAATGACAAATATAAATCTCAGGAAAAAGTAAGATGCCCCTCACCGATGCTCAAATTGCTCGAAAAGTTGGGCAACTGCGTAGAACAGAAGGTCAAATCTATGCACCCCTCAAATACTTCAGGGGGCTTGAGACCTTGGGGCAGGTCGAGACCCGATACAAGAAGATGCTCAAGAGGGACTACAAAGATTTCAAAACAGACAGTGGGGTCAAGACCCGCACCTCCTCCTACACCCAGAAGTTTAGGAAAAAGTATGGACCAGAGGTCAAGTCTCTCCCAGAGATCTCGAAGGCCACTGGGATACCTCTAAAGACTGTGAAGACCATCTACAATAGGGGACTCGCTGCGTGGAGAACCGGGCATCGTCCGGGAGCCTCTCCACAAGCGTGGGGGTACGCGAGGGTTCATAGTTTTGTTGTTAAGGGGAAGACATACTACACGGCGGATAAGGATTTACGATAATTTTTGTATTTCTTTTTTAGCGTCTTCATCACCTCGTTAAAAGTCTTCATCTCGTGATAGAATTCTGTTCCGGGTTCACACCTTTCTCTCCAAAACTTAATTCTATCGCGCTTATGGTCATCTATCATCTTTTTTTGGTATGAAATTTTTTCCTCGGTTTGGATCACTTGTAATTCGTCTGCATCAAAACCCGGTGGCAGGGAGCCTTCTGGATATATTTCCATCATTCCAAATAATTGTAGAAGAGTTTCTTGTGGTAGATGCTCAGATAAACCAATAATGTCAAGACCCCGCCCCGGATCTATTACTTTACCATTCCACTCATACCATACATGGAATTGACAATTTCCTTGAGTTCCAGATCTAATGTCTCCCATAGGTTGAATACAGCCATAATCATCTAGTAAAAATTGAAGACCCGTTTTGATTTCACCTTTAAAATCAAGGATTTCGTCAAGAATTATACTTAATATACAACATGCACCACCTTTACACCCAGCTGCATATATTCTTTGTACCATATCCATGGTTATATCTAACATTTTATCATAATGATCTATGTCAGGTTTGACCATGGTGGATCTAATTACAAGACATACAGGTGTATTCTTTATCTTCTTTGGCGTAGTTTCGCCACTAAGGGGAAGACATACTACACGGCGGATAAGGATATGATTTAAAGATTTATAAAGTGTATAGTATATGAAATCACCTCTTAGGTATCCCGGTGGTAAAACGAGAGCGTGTAATATTTTAGATGAAATTATTAATGAAAAAGGTTTTGATAAATCGGTTGTAATATCTCCATTTTTTGGCGGGGGTTCTTTTGAGTTTTTTCTACGTACCAAATACGACTCAAAACTTATAGTCAATGATAAGTTTAAACCTCTTATATCATTTTGGAAATCTGTTCAGACACGCAAGGTTGAATTATGTAGTGAGCTCCGAAAACTTCTCAACGTCGTATCAAAATCTATATTTAGTACGATGAGAGACACAATAATGGAAGATACAGATGATTTTATACAAGGATATAAATACTTTGTGATTAACAGATGTTCATTTAGTGGTGCTACACTTTCAGGTGGATTTTCAACCGAATCTTCCAAAAAACGTTTTACCGAGTCATCTATTAAACGCACAGAAGATCTCAATCTAAATGATGTAGAATTTCATAATCTGGATTTTGAAACTTTTTTAAAGGGTAAGAAGGGTCTTATATTTTTAGATCCACCATATTATCTCAATGAAAATTCAAAATTATATGGAAAAAATGGAGACATGCATGAAAATTTCAATCACAAAAAATTATTTCAGGTTTTAAACAAAAGAAAAAACTGGATAATGACATATAACAATTGTGATTACATCAGAGATTTGTATAAAAATTACGAAATCCGTGAAGTAAAATGGTCGTACGGGATGAATACGAGTAAAGATTCATCTGAAATCGTCATCATAGGTTAGGTGGTAGCCGTGTTCTATCATCTATAGAATACTCACTCGGTACAAGTGCCTTAATATTTAAGGGTTGAAAAGCAGCCGTCACACTATAGCGAGTACTTGCCCGACTACCATGATTCTTCGCTCTTATGCGCATCCTCTGTTCTACTTTAAATTCGGGAACTCCCCATTCGAGTGGATCTTCTCCCAAATGATACAATCCACGCCCAAAGATTTGTATGTATGCACAACCCTTATTCTTATAGAAATTTTGAATTTCATGATTATCTACTGTCAAGTATTCGTCTTTATAATCATGTTTAATCTTAATCCATTCATCACGCGTCATTTTTTTATTGATTAGAAATGGAGGTGGTTTAAAATTGACTCTATCCATATAACGTTGAAAAAGTTCATTCGTCGGTACCCAGCGACCTTCTTCCCAATTGAGTTTAGATTGCCCCCAATCCGGAGACTCTTTAGCATGTTTACATTCGATATGTCCATTTTGTGTGTATATATCTTGTTTATGTGAAGAACCACCACCTTGCCCCATAATTTTAGGACTGTGTTTTATGTTTCCGTAGCATAAATCTTCATATTCTTTACCATTTACTGAACACATAGACCCTTTACATACTTTCTGTACTAACGTATGAACATCATCCATGTTTATTTGATATATCACATCCGATTTCTTTAATATACTGCTGATAAGTTTAAATGGAGAGTCACCGCCCCCTCCCCCTCCGTTTCATGTCTATGCCCAAGCAGGAAAGTCCCCGTATAAGTTGGGAGGAGGTGTTGAAATAATTTCTCAGTATATAGTAACATGCTAACAACCAAAGAACTTCAGAAAGCGAAGAAAAAACTGAAGAAAGTTCCCAAACCCACAGGAAACGCTCCCAAGTTACCCACCGCCGACCTCCTCCGTCTCATCGCAGCTGACCCCAAGATTGGTCGTGACAAGGCTTTCATTAAGCGCGCTCATGAGCTTGCGAAGAAGAAGAAGTAATATTGCTTAGTCGTACCGACTCAGTCCGGGTCCCGTTTTGAGAGCAAATGATTGTCGAATAGCCTACGTCAAACCGAACAAGGATGGAAAGTTGGAGACTGAGAATTGGACCAAATCAAGAGAGTCTCAAGACCAACACTCATTTAAAGATATATTCTACCGTATCTTTAAATGGATAATCACCGACCCCTCCCCCTCCGTTTCATGTCTGTGCCCAAGCAGGAAAGTCCCCGTATAAGTTGGGAAGAATACTTCATGAAGACTGCCCAGCTCGCGTCCGTCAGGTCTCCATGTGAGAGACTCCAGGTGGGGTGTGTCTTAGTGAAGAACAACCGCCTCATCAGTATGGGCTATAATGGATTTCTCAGTGGGACCGACCACGTCTCCATCGTGAGGGACAACCACGAACAAGCCACGATACACGCGGAGATCAACGCGGTCACCGATGCGGCGAAGAGAGGTGTCTCCATCGATGGTGCCGAAGCCTATGTGACCCATTACCCGTGTCTAAATTGTTACAAGGCTCTCGCAAGTAGTGGGGTGAAGAAGATTTACTACAATACAGACTATAAAAATGACCCTGTGGTGGAGAAGTTGGGGTATGGTATACCTATAACCAACCTAAGTTGATTAGGTTCTACAAAAAACCAAAATGGTGAAAAAATCTACGTCACGCGTTCGCAAGGAATCCACTGGCACCTTCAATCTGGAGTCGAAATTCAAACAGAAGATTGAAAGGCGAGATGATAGGATTAAAAGAAAGAAGGCAACCATATTAGCCCTTCAAAATGAAATTGTAGATCTCCGAAATCAAAACTCATTCGAAATTGATGCGAAGATGAAGAAACAACGAGCGTCACTTCGGTTCATCAAGGCTGAGAACTGTGACCTTCACCAAAAGGTCCACGAGCTCACCAAAAGTACTAAGTTTTTACGAACCAGTTTATTTGCGGCAAAGCAGGAAATCGAAAATATGAGATCCAAAAAAGTTCCAGTTTTAGAGGTGGAGGATCAGAAGGCGCTTGCCATAGGAAAAAGAAAATTATCGATCAGGAATGAAACTGTTCATCGTGCCCTTTTAAACCTAAAAAAGGGGAAGTCACTATCAAAGATGCAAGGCAGAACGAAGGACGCCATCCGCGCGGCGGGGCAGTGGGAGTATGCGAAGGAGATAGAGAGTAAAGTTAGAAGATTTTAATGTTTAAAGAAAATATCCTCATATAATGTAATGAACGTGGATAGTCTCCCACCATACATTAAGCAATTGCTTCAAAACAAAGAACTCACGATGAATCAGAAGATGGTCACGTTGATGGCATTCATGCCGGATGTCCCCGGGGAATACAAGTTAGGGGATCACTTGGAGACTGGGATGAAAATTAAGAAGCTCGTAGACGATGGGAATATTCGTCTAGGTAAATTCGATAAAAACTTTACTCTCGAGGTGGTTCACCTTTGATTTTAATCGCCCATTTATCCTCCTTACGGAACTTTTCATAATCAATCTCCTTGATTTTGAAAACTTTCATGATGAACTTTTTGATTGGATTGACCTTTTTGATGGGGGGAGGTGTAGGTGGTCTAAGTACAGTTAACATTTATAGAAAACAATATTTTATTTAACTGGTGACCGTCCAACGAGCGCTTTTAGATCCTCTTTCGGGTTCGCTTTTTTTTCTGGTCACTAATAAAAATCCAAATGCTAGAACTGTTATAACGATGGCGAACACTAGTAGCATATTTTACATTCACATTATTATTCTTTTGAAAACCTAAGTGGGTCCACCTCAATGTAAAAACATTCACTTTCGAAACACCATGAACGCTTCTACTATTTCCGCCTACATTGCCAAGCTCGAGAACGAGAACAAGCTCCTCCGCGAGGAAGTCCGAGAACTCAACGAAGATGCCTCCGATTACCAGATTGAAATCTTCAATCTGAAGGCAGTCATCGAGGACCTCGAGGATGAGTTGGATGAAGACTACGAGTCTGACGCCGAATCAGTTGCAAGCACCGAGGACTACGAGTCCGACACCGAATCAGTTGCAAGCACCGAGGACGAGGAGTCTGATGATGAGGATGACTTCCACATCTCCCGAAATGCCGCGATCGTCAATGCCCTCCGGAAACTCTCCGACCTTGAGATGGATGATTTCAAGAGCAAGGCGTACTGGAAGGCTGCCGAGGCTGTCGATAACATCCCCTACACCATCGTGGATGGTGCATCTCTCGCCAAGGGAGAGACCAAGGTCGCTGGCATCGGCAAGAGCATCGCCAAGAAGATTGATGAGTTTCTCGAGACTGGATTGATTTCAAGACTCGAGGAACTCAAGAAGAAGCCTCCTATGACCAATGAGTGCATCTTCGATGCCCTTGGTGAGGTGGCTGCCCGAGAGTCAGATGTTCATAAGAAGGCTGCCTACAAGAAGGCTGCCCAAGCTATCAAGAACCTTGACTTTGAGGTGACCTCCGGTGAGGAACTTGCCAAGGGTCCCAACAAAGTTGCTGGCATTGGCAAGAGCATCGGACGCAAGATCGACAACTTTCTGCAGTTTGGGGAGATGTAACCTAAGTTTTTAATAAAAATATATAAAATCAAGTTGAAATGAGTGACGCTGTCAAATTCGCATTTTTACAAGCTACCGCCCCGCTCTGCCCCGACATGCAACGTGAGATATGGAGATGGAAAGAAATAATGGAAGCAACTGACGAACTGCGCACCATACGCAAACGAAAACGTGCAAACCAAAGGCGACGAAATCGACGCTACACACGGAAATAAACTCAGAAATCTTCGTCAATAGTATTGTCTTCAATAATCATATCTCGAATCGTTTCAAATAAGACATACGTCAACGCAAATTTATACGCCAAAAATCCTACGAATGTAGCTCCATAATCAAAATCAAACGCAAATGGTGCATTATTCCACGCCATTTCAAAGGCAGCGGTGCTCACTGGCACAAACATCTGCTTCTGAAATGTCGACCTCTCTATATTATCTACATGATCCGAGAGGAGGTTCATGTAGGTGTAGGACGCTAGAGCACCGAGGGTTGCTGAAACACCAACATCCGCCCCCTGCGTAATAAAGTATGACGTAGATAGAGCCGCACCATATGCAGCTGTGGAGTTCTTGAGACTGGTCTTGAGTTTCTCATACTCGGGGAGAGAACGGTTGGTGATAGGTAGGCGTGTGGGTTTTGCGATAGCGAGAGTCAGCATATACTATCTGTAAGATACTTAAAATCTTTATATATTTTAATGGCTTTAAAGATTTATTGATATATAAATTATATGGACATCCGTCATTGTGACGGAATTGATCTCCTGAATTCACTGGATGATAAATCCATAGACCTAATTCTTACTGATCCACCTTATATTATTTCACATGAAACAGGTATGAACATTCTCCACGATGCAATTGAATCTGGGAAGAATCTCACAAAGACTGAAGAGGAGTGGAACAAGTATCTCGAAGAAAATGAGGCTGCAAGAACCACACCTGGTGCGATGGAGAATTACATGAAATATGGAACGATCTATGGGACCAAGTATAGTGTGAAAACAAATTATGGTAAATGGGATGAAAATTTTACGATGGATACTCTCGAAGAGTTCGTGAAGTTGTACTATACAAAGTTGAGGGATGGTGGGACGTGTATCATCTTCTTCGATCTTTGGAAGTTGTCACATCTCAAGGAACTCATGGAGAAACACAAGTTCAAACAGTTGCGTTTTATTGAATGGATCAAAACAAATCCACAACCTATCAATTCCCGTGTGAATTATCTGACAAACTCCCGGGAGATTGCACTCT